CACAAACTGGCGGAGTGCTGGCGTGTATGGGTACAGGCGAGTACATGAAAGCCTTGCCGTATTATACAGCAGATTTATTTCAGCCTTGACATGGGTCTGCTTTTTCGATATACTTATGCCAACGGGAAAGAAGTACCGCTAACCTTGCCGTATAATACGGCAGGTTTAATACTGAAAGGTAATAGCATGGAAGCAATAGCAAACAACACCTTGCTCGCTCTGCTTGAGCGTGCTGAGGTTGTAAAAAATATCGAGGCAGAAGCGCAACGCAGAGCCAAGATACAAGAGCAAATCTCTAGGGCTATGGACAGAGTATCTCGTGAGTGGCGATAGCATTGTCCTCGACTTCATGACTGAAGACGAAGTCGCAGAGATACTTACCACCGAGGGTATTTTAGAAGTAGACATGTCCGATTTTAATGAGCAGTTTTTTGAGGATGTTGCTACGGACTCGGACTACGAATAGCAACTGGACAGCCCACGCTAGACGGCATAATCATGAGTGCAATTCTCATGGTGGGCACGCATGCCGTATAATACGGCAGGCACTAAGGAGATAGCATGTACATAGAAATAACGGATACAATAGCAATTATTATTGCGCTGACTACTAGCACCACGCTGGTAATCACCACCGCAATTAAAAATGCTAAACTTACTCGTGCTTTGCGTGAGTTAAGTGTCCAAAAGTAATGTAGACTATGCCAATGAGATTATCCTGACACTTACTAGAGATGAACTAGAAACTGTCAGGGAATCTCTTAGGCAATTCTCTATACACAATACAAGGCATGGCTTCGAGGCTCGTGCCAAGTATGCTGATGACCTGCGTGATAAAATCGTGAATGTTATTCTCGATAGTGTTCAGCGTAAGGTTGACAAGGCTAAGGAATTAGTCTAAAATGGTACTACTCGACAGCAGAAATTCTGTTGCCGTATAATACAGCAAAGGATAGAATATGGAAACTACTGATGAGGTAGAGATTAAGTACAAGTGTACTGTCTGTACCTCTGAATTAGATGGTTCTACTGTTATTGAAACAGATTATGGCACTCCTGTTTGCGAAAATTGTATGCGGGCTTGTGGGCGTTGTGATGCTGTCATGACAACAAATGATATATTTCATCTTGTAAATGATGATGCTTATTGGTGTGAAAATTGCACCGACGCATCAGCACATTTCTGTGATGAACATGAGGGCTGGTTTACTGGCTATACATACTCAGCAGAGGACAGTAATAATCTTTTCTGCGAGTATTGCTATGAAAACTATTGCTCTTGGTGTGATGATTGTGAGGCTAGTTATTTTCATGGTTGCAACATTGACCACGAGGGTGCTGGTAGACATGTACATGATTACTCATACCGACCTGACCCTATTTTCCACAGCAAGGATGGCGAATCAACACGCCTATACTTTGGTGTAGAGATAGAAACAGAAGTAAGGGGTGCTGATTATGATGCACTCAGAGAAGCAGCCGAGTATGCTCAGATATTGGAGAATGAAAATGTAGCCTATCTAAAATCTGACGGCTCATTGGAGTGTGGCTTTGAGATAGTTACTCATCCAATGTCGCACTCATACTTCACCGATAGTGCTAACCCACTATGGCGTGTAGTCCGTACATTAAAATCAGATTACAACATGATGTCTTGGGGTACACGAACATGTGGACTCCATGTGCATATATCTCGTGCTGGGTTTAATGGTGGTACTCATCAGCATAGATTCTTACAACTGGTCTACAATAACAAAGACCTGTATGAATTACTTGCTGGTAGGTCATCTAGTCATTGGGCTAAGTTTGATGATGTTATCAATCCTAGAGATGGCAAGAAAACCTTTATGCACAAAGTAAATAGAGATACTGGTAGCGACAGGTACTCTGCTGTCAATACCAACAATAGACAAACACTTGAGATGAGAATCTTTAAGGGTAGTCTAAATCCGAGATTCATTAAGTCTGCCGTTGACTTAGCACACGCCAGTGTTGAGTACACCAGAATTATGAATGTTAGAGAAGTCGTAAATGGTGGTTTATCATGTGCCAAATTTATCCAATATATTAGGGATAACAAAGCAACATATGAATCACTGTACGATAGAGTAATAATGCACAACGATATAATTCAAAGGATAGAAAGGAAAGAGCATGTGCTTGCTAGTAGTAAGTTCTCCGAATAGCACACCACGCAGGAAGGATTTAGATAATGCTTCTTGCAATAATCCGCATGGCTTTGGCTATGCCGTAATTGCTGGTAATAAAATTATTACTGGTAAAGGTATGTCTGCTAAGAAGGTAATCAAAGAGTTCCTAGCAGTGCGTAAACAATATCCGAATAGTTATGCCATGTATCATGCTAGGTTTGCTACACATGGCGTAAAGAATGAGGAAAATTGTCATCCATTCAAGGTAGGTGGTAGCGACTTGACCTATCTAGCACACAATGGCATATTACCAGTACATATCGAGCCTACCGACAGGCGTAGCGACACTCGCATATTTGCTGAGGATATATTGCCATCAATGGGTGGCATCACTGCACTCGACGATACCAACTTGTACTCTATGATAGAAAAATGGTCTGCTGGCAATAAGATTGCTGTCTTTACGCTAGACCCTAACGCAGAGTATGATTGCTACATTATCAACGAAGACTTAGGTTATTGGGACAATGAGGGTAATTGGTGGTCTAATGACTCGTACAAAGAAACCGTATGGGGCAAGTATTTTAAATCATACCCTGATGTCTATGAGTACAGTGGCAACATAGATGACTCTCAATATGACTGCTTGATGTGTGGTGTAGAAGCAGATGACGACTATAATCCATACTATTGCCACAACTGTGGCTCATGCTTTGATTGTAGCATGATAGTCAATGACAGTTGCCTATGTTGGACTCCTGAGCGAGAAGAGTTCAGCCGACACAAACAAACGACGGGAGCATATGATGGACAATATGACTTTGGCTTCTAGGGAAGAAGTCAGAAAAGTAATCATAGAGTTAATCTCTATCGCCAATTTGACAGATGAGAGAGATGACGCTATAGTTGCTCGTGCAAGACTACTACTACAGAAACTATATGCCGTATAATACGGCAGAGAGGATAGATATGAAACTAAAAGTGCATCACCCTGATGGTGAAGCCATAGCAGAGGTATACGATTATGCTGCTGGGGCATTACTAATGAGCCTGTATGGTTCTGGCTCAACAATTAGATACAAAAACCGAATCCTTTGGCTAGAAGGTGCTGATGGGGAAGGTGCTGAAAGTTATGACACTACTTCACTAACTGTAGAAAGAAGACTAAGGGAGGTATTATGAACGAAGATATGAGAGAAGACCAAGAAGTATCTATTGAGGAAATGATGAGCAAGTATATGATTTCATGTAGTGGGGTTACCTCTACTGGATGGACTAAACATATCATGCTAAATGATGGTGCTAATCAGTATTCAGGTAGACTACACTGGGACTCCGATATGGGATACGACTGGTACTCTGATGGAGATATTCCGCCTGAGTCATACAGACCCGAGTTTGAATATGTACTTGATTGCATAACAGAAGGGAACAGGTAATGGAATCTGTAGATGAAGTATTGTGGGAAGCAAAAGTTAGAAAGATAGATGTTGGCGATATGGGTGATGAGGAAATCAAAGCCTTGCAATTAGAACTAACAAATGCTGTACGCAGAATTACATGGGATTATGGGGTGCACAACTAATGAGTGAACCAATGTATCTGATGGGTGATGACTATGCCCTAAATGGGACAGAGGATGATGTAGATGAAAACGATACTGGATTACCTGACCGCATGTGGGAGGATGACGAATGATAGTAGGAAATTGTACGGGTGATGAAAATCCCGATTACTGGTATCCTGAACTGCCACAAAGGCGAGCCAGCGTAGCCCAAATAGAAAAAATCATTAGCCAAACTCAGTATGCATTGGACAAATGTCACACTTGTCCTGTAAAATTAGAGTGCAGAAAAGAAGGCATGAAGGAGAAAAACCTGCCGTATGGAATATGGGGCGGTATGCTTCCAGCAGAGAGGCTCTATTTCAGCGGTTATAGGAGGGGTACTCGTGCAGTTGGCAATGAAAAAGAAAGACCATTTTTACTACAAGACTATGTACAAGATTGGATATGGTGGTAAGTGAAAAGATTATTTATATTCTTAGTAATTGTATTCCTATTCGTGCATGCCCCTAAATTGGAAAGTGCACCCGCAAAACATAAATGGGATGTAAATGATAGTAAGGCATACGCCAAGGACGCTGTATTTTCTTGGAGTCAAAAAGAATGGAAATGTCTTGATAAATTATGGACTAGGGAATCAAATTGGAGACCCGAAGCGTATAATCCTGTAAAAGTTATGGGAAGAAACGCTGGTGGCATACCACAGATTCTAGGGCTGTCGCCCGACACAAACCCAACAGACCAAATCGACAGAGGAGTGGATTATATTATGCATAGGTATACCACATTCTGTAAGGCCTGGAGTCATTTCCAAAAGAAAGGCTGGTACTAGTGCCCAACTATGAATATAAATGCAATGATTGCGGTACTTCAGAGGACCACTATAGAAATGTAGATAAGAGAGATGATGTTCCTGGTTGTCAATACTGTACTAAACCAACAAAGCGAGTAATTAATGCGGTTCCATTTAAGTTGAATGGCACTGGCTTTTATTCGACAGGAGGATAATGAAAGATTCTAATTGGGACTTAGACTTACGTGCTGGAGAAATAGGTGAAAGCAAAGTAGCAGATTTACTTCACGCAGATACAGTCGAAGTCAAGACTGATAAACGTTGGAAAGATACTGGAAACTTATTCATTGAATACTCATGTTGGCAACAGAGTACTCAGTCATGGGAAGATTCAGGTATACTAACCTCAAAGGCTACTCACTGGGCATTCGTGCTTGATGAAAGCGTATTAATTGTAAGTAGAGGTCTACTGTTTGATGTGATAGAAAAGTTTGGTAGACCTATCTCAAATAATAAGATGCCTAATCCATCAAAAGGTTATCTAATTACACCAAGCCAACTAATAAATTACCCTAGAGTTATGAATGAAAAGTTTGATGTGGCTGGGGAGCACTACAAAAATTATATGGAGCAGGAGTATCCAATTTGAAGGATGGATTCTTAGTCTTCATCAGCCCCATCTTCATCCCGCTCTTCTTCTTGTTCTTTTACTTCTTCGGGTTCAAGATTATCCTCAGCATCTTTTTCACTATCTGGAAAATCCTTATCTAACCAAGGTCGGAAGCCACCGATTCTGTTGATAAGTTTTTTCAATGCTCGATTATGGCGCATACGAACCGCATCATCACTACCTAATTTCATCTCGGTAGCAATATCGCCATAGTCCATAGATTCAGCGTACCTGTAAAACAATACTGTTCTATCCTCAGTGTTGAGTTTGCGGTACGCTTTATCTATTTCTATCATCATTACATTCATATTACCACCCTCCGCAGGAGCAGGTGGATGACTTGGACCAGTAAGATTTAACTTATGACTACCACCATACTCACCTCTAATTACAGATGGCAATAAAGATTCTACAACCACAGATTCATAGTAATATATATCAGATGTCTCATAGCCTAAAGACTTAGCCTTCCAGCGTTGGCAGTAATCTAGTGCTTGATTGCGGAGTGAGCGATAAATCAAATTCTTGGCGTCTTTCTCGCCTATGGCTTCCCACTCATTTAACTTATTAGGATGTTCCACGAACCATTGATATAAGGATTGCTTTATATCATCTAGTTCAACCATTTCATATTTTTTATGATATTCAGATGAAACGGCAACTACAATGTAGTCCCATTTTTCAATGCGTTGCCATTCCATTTATTTCCACAACTTTCCATCAAATACAAATGACCCGTCCATATTTACTGGGACAAGATGTGGTACTACCTTGGTACCATCTACATACAGCACTCCGAAGCCTTTATGCCAAGTAAATAATCCGCCACGTATATATTTAGCAAACTTAAAATCCATTAGACAGCCAACTTCTAATCCCCAAATAGTTTTAGGATGACCACCAAAATATGACTGAGTATAATGTGTTAAACCCATGCGGTGCGTATGCCCACAGACTACAGACATGCCTGCACGTTTTGCTAAACCAAGTGCGGTAGCACCAGCAGTAGGCTGCACGTTGCCCTCATCACCATGTAAAAGCAACCAGTTAGGTGCCAGTTCATATGGTTTTTCATGATACTTAATACCTAAATTATCTAACTTAAGAAAGTTTTTTAACTCTAACTCAGGTAAACCAGCAAGTCCTGGTGCTCTCATTTTGATTGTATTAAACAATCTATCCGTGTGATTAGAGCGAATCATATGTTTAATCTTTAATGATTCAAGCACACGATATGTTTCATCTCTGTCTTTACCAATAGATTTTTCGTGTTCTAACTCGGTCCCTTTACTCCATTTTGATATCGTCTGCATATCCATTTCATCTCCAACCGATACGACTTCATCAGGTTTGTAAGACTTAATAAAGCGTGATAGGACGGAGACTGCTTTTCTATCATGATATGGTACTTGAAGGTCTGATACACAGACTATAATTTTCATTTCTTTTTGGCTCGTCTCTTATTCTCTAAGCCTACATTTTTCTTTTTAGATAAGACCCGCAGGTTAGATATCTTATCGTTGCCTTTGCGACCTTTATTATCTATGTGGTCTACTTCTTGATTACGTTTTAACTTTTTACCAGTTGCTTTTTTATAATCATGTCTTGCTTTATTAGTAGATGTAGTCTCAGTAGTGCCATCCTTTTTCTTACGTTTGATGACGTAGATTGGGCGACCACCATTTTGTTTACTGCCTTTGTATGGTCCAAATATTTTCATTTGTCCCACTCTCCTCTCAGTACTAGCAATCCAATGACTGCATAGTTAGCCATATCTTTAAATGAATCCTCAAGAGATTCATGCTCTGGTTGCAAGGCACTGCCATATAAATTATTTATACGTGCCAATTTGTCATGCATACGAACCCTAAGCCCATTGAGTGCACCACCTGGCGCATCCGAAATATTCTTTGGACCGTAATCCCTATGTTTAGATAAGAGTAAATCTACTAATTCTTGAAAGGTTTTTGCAACTGCTGACTCAAAAGAGGCACCTTTATTGTTAATATTAAAGACTTCTCCTCTATCTGCTTCTTGGTTATATGGAAACCTTGCATTTCCAAGTGGGTTATAATCTGCCATACTTCATCACTCTCCATCTTTTTTATAGTTTTTTAAGAAGTCCTCAATCTCATAATCTATGCCACGCATATGCTCGTCAATAATTAAGTCTTCAATAAACATTTTCATTTTTTTGGGACTAGTTTCTGCTGCATACAATGTTGCGAAAGTACCTTGGGTTATTTCTTTTACATAATCTGGTGTATCAGCATTATCGTATATAGTTCTTAATAAAGAGCCAATTAACAACTGATACCCACCTGGAAGAATTAACTTAGGGTCAAAAGGTGGCTCGTCAAGGTCATCTACTAAATGGTCTGTTGCGTCAAATATATTATCAAAGTGTTGCCCACAAGTCTTGCATGGTGGAATCTTTTTATACTTCATATGTTCCAACCTTTTTGTGGAAGTATGAAGAACCTTCTTTGACGTACATAGAGTTAACGTCCTCTCCATCTGGTAGTTGAATAGTTGTTACTGGTAACTCTCTTGATAGTGCTGTTGCAAATTCTTTTCCTGGCTGGTCTCCATCAGCAAATACAAAAACTCTTTCAAAGTCTGCAAGTAATCTTGTGTAATGCTTTTTCCATGAGTTTGCTCCAGGAACACCAACGCAAGGTATACCAATTAGTGATGATACAGTTATGGTATCTATCTCACCCTCACAGATTCCGATGTAGTCCCCTGCTCTTTCAATATCTAAAACATTATACATTTTAGTTTCAGCGCCAGTCATTCCCATGTACTTAGGTTCAATAGCAGGATGAAGAGCACGAAAACGAATATCGACAACACCACTCTTGGTAATATACGGTATGGATAATCTTCCCGAGAATGCTTCATGTCCAACCTCAGGCTCCGAGACTACGCCTAATCGAGCCAGTCGAGCCGCTTCCCTTGTTATTCCCCTGCTTGTTAGGTAGTCTTCCGCCTGAAAGATATTTGTTGCGTATTTGGCTGTTGCCAAGTCCAGTAATTCCCTCTGCGAATGATTTTGCCTCACGTATATCCACGCCTTCTTTCTTGGCTATAATTTGTAAACTGTTGCCTTGCATTCCGCAGGCGAAACAATTAAATATATTTTCCTTGGTATTAAAACTTGCTGAACTATGAGTGTCGTCATGGAATGGACACTTAATATTTACTTGCCCTGTAGTTCTGTTCATCTTGGCACCATAGTGCCGTAAAACTTCAACTATATCTGGTAGGTCATCTGTCAAATACATCGCCCAACCTTAACACTAAATAAGAATCTGCTATTGATTTTCCTCGTGCCTTGATAATAACCGCAGGTAAGACGGATGTTCTTTTAATGCCTCTTGCCTCTGAATAATGCGTCGCTTCAATTTGAGCCTCTTTGGTCCAACCAGAGAGGTCAATGCGACCTGATTGACCTGGGGCTTTGGCTTCAATGATGCCGATGTGTCCAAGGAAGTCTGAGCGGACAACAACATCTCCTTCATCTTTAGAACCTCTTCTTGCAAGTCTCTCACTATCAAGTCCAATTCGTCTAAAATAATCTCGTAAGTCGGTTTCAAAGTTTGCTCCTCTGGCCTTATGGCTTTTCCTAGTTGTCATGAATTCTCTGGGATGTCTTCTACATACATATACTCTGGATTAAATGCTAACCAAGTAATTAGCGTTCCTCCCGCATCCGCTCTTCCATATCTGTTCTTGACCGAAGCCACGCCCAAAGAAGTTCCAACGGTTCCGAGTGTGCAGATGAGTGCTGGTAACTGGGCAACCTTTCCTTGTAATGCACTTCGTGGTTGACACGGCGTACCCATAACCGCTTCGGATGTGTGATGTAGTACCATAACAGCCGAATTTGTAGCCCTAGCAAGATACTTTAACTCCTTCATAATTGCACGCATTGAAGCGAACTCTTCACCACCATCAGTGGCTACATCCATTAAGTTATCTAATACGATTAAAGTTGGAGGACAACCCCACAACTCTTCAAACGCCTCAACTTCCTCTGCAATATCCTGCAAGGTTGGTGATGACTCGAAGCACCAAATTATATGACTGCCTTTTTGTAGGACTGCTTTAGTCCATCCAACATCAGTATTAAGTTTATGCTCAACATCTGTTTGATTCTTACCTGATATCATTGATGCTAGGCGCATAGCCATAGTATGTGCATTGGTATCAGCGGAGATGTAAAGAGTCGGAACATTTGTTTTTAATGCTAATGCCAATGCAAGTGTTGATTTACCAACACCAGGAGCACCAGCAAACATTGAAACTTCTGAACGCCGTATGATAATTTTGGATGCTTCGAATGCTTTGAAACAACTAGGTAGGGGTTCGCCCCCGATAGATGTCCGTCCTACTGACCTGACAAGTGTACGCATTGTTCCCCTACCTCGTTGTTAAAATGGAAATTGTTCGTCGATTAATTTACTGGTTTGCACTGGTCGACTCCTTGTGGCATTGGACATACCCACATTGCGTATGGCTTGCCCGTCTTGCTGGAGACTCCCGCTTTGTATTTCCTCTGTCCATGTTGACATGTTGGACCTGTTGTATTTGATGGAGCCGATGCCTGGGGTGGTACTGAGGAGGCTGGAGGCTCTGTGTTTATAGTGGAACGTGGCGTCGATAAAGGGGCGGTTGCCGATGCTCCCACCACCAACTTTTGTACTGCTGCAATTTGAGTAGCATAATCGCCAATGCCCTCAAGCAGTACGCTTAATTCATCCGCAGTATTAGCACGGACATTTATCATATCTCCTGTTGGAGTTTTATATGATACTTGTAGTTTCCATTCTTCTGCCATTATTTTTCCTTCTTTACTGAGAATTGACAATGAGCGGTGAGTCCGCACATGTATTGGCAAGAGTTTGTGTTGGGCAAGAAAATACCTGCCTTACGAGCCTTGTCAAACTGTTTAACCAAGTACTCCATCTTATCGAAAGTATATCCCGACAAGTCTACCATCTCGCCAGTATTGCTACCACGAGACATATAGTAATTACCCCATTTTATTTCTCTTCCAAAAGTTTCTTCAATTCCTAACTTGTAAAAACCAAGTTGCAAACTGCTGGATGGGGTATGTTGTGATGTTTTCAAATCAACTATTACTAAGTGACCATCTACCTCAAAAATTCTATCTATAACCATCTTGATAGGTACATCAGCCACTACTGGCATCAACTCTAGTTCAATTGCTGGGCGACCATCTGGTGTTATCCAGATTTTCCAATTACTGTTTTGCTTGCGCCAAGCAATATATTGTTCGAGCCATAATGGACCCTGAGTTTGCCAAAAGTTAACATCTTCTTTGTTTGGGGTATTTTTTGTGACCTTACCGCCAACACGAGCATTGGTTAAGTCAATTCCATCTGATTCTAAAGCCCATGCTTTTTCCCACAGTTCTATACTCATAGGTTCTCCCTATCGTACATTTCTGTAGCCTTATGGAATGTTGAGCCACCAACTGACCAAACAGAAGGTTCCTCTTGTTTTTCAAGCAGTCTACCAAGATAGTATTGATATCCGCAAGTTAAATAAGTGCTAAAAGCACTATAAGACATGTGTTCTGGTATAGTGTATTCTTCAAGTTTTATTGCCATGAGTGTATGTTAAAGTATAAATTGATGGTTGTCCAGTTAAAACTTTTAACTAGACGAATTAGATTAGGTTGTGTATAATTGATTATAATATAATATATAATATATAAACCCCGAAGGGGTTTATTAATATATAATATATATAATTATATATATCTAAGGAGTAATATGTCTAGTCTATTTTGGACTATTTTTTATGCAACTGTAGCAAGTTCCTTATTTGTAACCCTACTCCTGTCATTTATTGGAGAGTTACAGGTACGTCGTGAGTTCCGCAAGCGGGATGAATTCCTTGAGGACTTTGAGGAAGATTTAGAAGATGCGTTAGGGCTAAACAGGTAAAAAAACGACAAAAGACCCCCCTTCCTAGTATCTCTACTGGGTCGGGGGGTTTTCGTGTCTCTAAAGGGCGTTTAAAGCCTTTTTAGGGGTATCTATTCGGCTCCTATGCCGTACTCTTTTTCAGTCTTATCAGCCCACTTAGCCAATGGTGCTGCTACTGAGCCGATTAAAATTGCATACTCTGGGGCAAGGTCGGCAGCCAGTGCTAGTCCCATTGTTACTGCTGATGCCAATACAGCACGAAGGTAAGACTTGACTGCAGCCTTAGTCTTCTTGCTCTTTAACTTAGCGATTAAGTCTTTCATTTGTTCTCCTTCTTTGGCAATGGCTTGACTGAAGCCTTTACCTTGTTGAGTGTTGTTACCTTTCCCAGCCAAGGAAACCAAGGTGACGTATCGTTACCGCAGTTATCTTTGATG